ACTTATATCACTGGCTCTCATTACAATTACTTGCAGTGGTCCAAGATTGATGTTGGGAAGCCAGACTTTCGAGAAGCAAACAGATTATTCTTCATTTTCTGGGAAGCATGCAAGGCAGATACAAGATGCTATGGAATATGCTACCTTAAGAATAGACGGTCTGGATTTAGCTTCATGTCAAGCAGCGAGACAGTTAATCAAGCTACAATCTCTTCAGATGCTAGATTCGGAATCTTATCGAAGACTGGTAGCGATGCAAAGAAGATGTTTACGGACAAGGTCGTCCCAATTTCATCACACTACCCATTCTTCTTTAAACCAATACAAGACGGGATGGACCGTCCCAAGACAGAGTTGGCCTACCGTGTCCCAGCATCCAAACTCACAAGAAAGTCCATCACCAGTACAGCCAAATCCAAGTCCGCCACAGGGACGCTCGAAGGGCTCGATACAACAATAGATTGGAAGAACACAGGTGATAACTCGTATGATGGTGAAAAGTTAAAATTACTTGTTCACGATGAATCTGGTAAATGGGAAAGACCAGATAATATATTAAACAATTGGCGTGTTACTAAAACAACACTGAGATTAGGAAGTAGGATTATAGGAAAGTGCATGATGGGCTCAACATCCAACGCACTAAATAAAGGAGGAGATAACTTTAAAAAATTATATGATGACTCAGATGTTAAAAAAAGAAACCGCAACGGACAGACTAGCAGTGGACTATATAGTTTGTTCATACCTATGGAATGGAACTACGAGGGATTCATTGATTCTTTTGGATTACCTGTATTTGATACACCCGGAGCTCCTGTCGAAGGACCCCAGGGTGATAAGATCGATATTGGGATAATTGAACATTGGGAAAATGAAGCAGATGGTTTAAGAGATGATTCAGATGGATTGAATGAATTTTATAGACAATTCCCAAGAACAGAAGAACACGCATTCAGAGATGAAACAAAGAATAGTATATTTAATTTACAAAAGATATACGAACAAATAGATTACAACGATGGTACATTAACATCTGGTGCGGTGTTAAAAGGTAACTTTCAATGGGAAAATGGTATTAAAGATTCAAGAGTAATATTTACACCAGACCAAAACGGTAGATTTAATATATCATGGGTTCCTAGTTTAAATTTACAAAATCGTGTGATAGTAAAGAATGGGCGTAAACACCCAGGTAATGAACATATAGGGGCATTTGGTTGTGACTCTTATGATATATCAGGAACAACAGACGGAAGAGGATCTAAAGGAGCATTACACGGATTAACAGTATTTAGTATGGAAGATGCACCTGCTAATTCATTCTTTTTAGAATATATAGCTAGACCTCAAACCGCTGAAATATTTTTTGAAGATGTATTAATGGCATTGGTATTTTATGGTATGCCAATACTTGCGGAAAATAACAAACCAAGATTATTGTATTATTTAAAAAGAAGAGGATATAGAGGATATTCTATGAATCGTCCGGATAAAACAATAAACAAATTATCAACTGCTGAGAAAGAAATAGGTGGTATACCTAACTCATCTGAGGATATGAAACAAATTCACGCTGCAGCAATTGAATCATATATAGATAAATATGTGGGATTACAAGAAAATGGAGATTACGGTAATATATATTTCAATGCAACGTTAAACGATTGGTCTAAATTTAACATAAATAATAGAACAAAACATGATGCCGCAATAAGTTCCGGTCTTGCCGTGATGGCTTGCAATAGGCATTTGTATCAACCAAAGCAATTAAAACAAACAAAGGTTTTAGATTTTGGATTTAAAAAATATAATAACAAAGGAAGTATTTCAAAAATAATAAAATAGATGAATATATTACCAAGAGGTGTATTCCCAAGCCAAGCAGTTTCAAATGCTGAGAAAGCAAGTGAAAAATATGGTTTAGAGATTGCAAGAGCAGTTGAATCAGAATGGTTTAAAAGAGATTCTGGTACAGCTAGGTATTACGCTAATAGAGACAATTTTCACCGTTTAAGATTATACGCTAGAGGTGAGCAGTCGATACAGAAATATAAAGACGAATTATCTATTAATGGTGATTTATCATATTTAAACATAGATTGGAAGCCTGTTCCTATTATACCTAAGTTTGTAGATATTGTAGTGAATGGTATTGCAGAAAGAACATATGATGTAAAAGCATATTCACAAGATCCAGCTTCAGTTCAAAAAAGAACAGATTATGTAGAGTCTTTATTAAAAGATATGAGAACTGTTAATTTTTCAGATTCAGTTTATAATGAGCTAGGAATAAATATATATGAAAACGACCCAGATACACTACCAGAAAGTGAAGAGGAGTTAGAGCTTCATATGCAGCTAGATTATAAAGACTCTGTTGAAATAGCAGAAGAAGAAGCTATTAACAATGTATTTGATCATAATAAATATGAACTAATAAAGAAAAGACTTGATTACGATATAGCGGTTATTGGTATGGGTGCTGTTAAAAACGAGTATACAACATCTGAGGGAATTAATATAAAATATGTAGATCCAGCAGATTTAGTTTATTCTTACACAGAGTCACCATATTTTGAGGATATATATTACGTAGGTGAAATAAGAAAAGTGTCTGTGGTGGATTTAAAAAAACAATTTCCTAATTTAACAGATGAAGATATAAGGAAAGATGTTGAGGGCCAGGGAACAAACGCTAAGCTATATAATAAGTCTTACGCCGGTAATGATAGCCAAGATAATTCTCACGTGTATGTATTATATTTTGAATATAAAACTTATAAAGACCAAGTACATAAAATAAAAGAAACCTCTTCAGGAGCTTCTAAAGCTATTAAAAAAGATGATAATTTTAATCCACCTAAAGATTCTAGATCTAGATTTACTAAAGAGTCTAGAACAATAGAGGTTATTTATGAAGGCGCTAAAATAGTAGGTAATAATAAATTATTAAAATGGCAATTGGCTGAGAACATGACAAGACCAAAGTCAGATACAGTTAAAGCTCAGTTTAGTTATAATATTGTAGCACCAAGAATATATAAAGGTAGAGTTGAATCTCTTGTAAGTAGAATGACAACGTTCGCTGATATGATTCAATTAACGCATTTAAAATTGCAACAGGTATTATCAAGAATGGTTCCTGATGGAGTTTATTTAGATGCTGATGGTATTGCTGAAATAGATTTAGGTAATGGAACAAATTACAACGCGCAGGAAGCTTTAAACATGTATTTCCAAACAGGGTCTGTTATAGGTAGATCAATGACACAAGACGGTGAATTTAATAATGGTAAAATTCCAGTGCAAGAATTGCAATCGTCCGGATCTAATGCAAAAATATCTAGTTTAATAAGTTCGTATAATTATTATTTACAAATGATAAGAGATGTGACCGGATTAAATGAGGCAAGAGATGGATCAACACCAGATAAAAACGCTTTAGTTGGTTTGCAAAAAATTGCAGCAGCTAATTCAAATACAGCAACAAGACACATATTACAAGGTGGATTATATCTTACACTAAAAACAGCTGAGGCAATATCACTTAGAATATCAGACGTGTTAGAATTTAGTCCAACACGAAAATCTTTTATACAGGCTATAGGCAGATCAAATGTGGGGGCTTTAGAAGAAGTTAAAAAACTACAACTTCACGATTTTGGTATTTTCTTAGAATTAACACCTGATGAAGAAGAAAAACAATTACTTGAAAATAATATACAAATGTCTCTTCAGAAAGAACAAATTAATTTAGAAGACGCTATTGATATTAGAGAAATAAGAAATTTAAAACTTGCTAATCAATTATTGAAGTTAAGAAGAAAGCAAAAATTTGATAAAGATAGACAACTTCAGCAAGAAAATATTCAAATGCAAACACAATCTAATGCTCAAGCAGCACAAGCAGCTGCTCAGGCTGATGTTCAAAAGCAACAAGCTATAACACAGAGTAAGGCTCAACTAGCGCAAGTTGAAGCGCAGTTAGATGCCCAAAAACTAGAAAGAGAAGCTGAAATTAAAATGATGTTGATGCAAAAAGAGTTTGAAATGAACATGCAGCTTAAAGACGCTGATTTAAATGTAATTAAAGATAAAGAGAAGTTTAAAGAAGATAGGAAAGATGAAAGAACAAAAATACAAGCTTCACAACAATCTGAATTAATAGATCAAAGAAAAAACAATAAACCACCAAAAAAGTTTGAATCAGCAGGATTTGACAACTTGGGAGGATTTGGCTTAGAGCAGTTTGAGCCTAAATAAAAACTGCAAACACATTTTTATAATATTTTATCATGGAAGAAAACAAAGACGTCATAGTTGACGAAACACCAACTGCCGCAGAAAAGGAAGAACAAGTACTTGAAGCAGCGGGACAAGACACGGGTAAAACCGAAGACGGTATGTACAAAGTTGATTTAAGCAAACCGGCAGAACAAGAAACAGAATCTGTTCAAGAAGAACAAAAAGAAGAGGTTACTGAAGAAGCTCCAGAAGAAAATCAATTAACCTTGGAGGAGGTAATTGAAGAAGAAACAAACGAGGAACCTAAAGAAGAAGTACAGGGTTTACAAGAAGAAGTAGAAGAAGCTGTACAAACCTCACAAGACACAGGAATAGAATTACCAGAAAACATTCAAAAAGTTGTAGACTTTATTAATGAGACTGGTGGAACGCTAGAGGATTATGTAAAAATTAATCAAGATTATTCTAGCATCGACGAATCTACTTTGTTATATCAATACTATAATCAAACTAAATCACATCTTACAAAAGATGAAATTGATTTTTTAATTGATGATAATTTTTCATTTGATGAAGAAGTTGATGAACAAAGAGATATTAAGCGTAAAAAACTCGCTTATAAAGAAGAAATTGCAAAAGCCAAAAGCTATTTGGAAGGATTAAAGGATCAATACTACAAGGAAGTCAAGTTGGGTTCTAAGCTAACCGATGATCAGCAAAAAGCCGTTGAGTTTTTCAATACTTACAACTCTGAACAATCAGACCAAGCAAAGCTGCAAGATAAGCAAGTTAATCATTTTAATAATGAATCTAAAAAAGTTTTCAATGACAATTTCAAAGGTTTTGAATTTGAAGTAGGGGACAAAAAGTATAGATACAATGTTAATGATAAACAAAAAGTTTTAGATAAGCAAGCAGACATATTTAACGTGCTAGATAAGTATATCAGTAAAGATAATATGTTACAAGACGCTAAAGGTTATCATAAAGCACTCTTTGTTGCAGACAATGCAGATGCAGTTGCAAATCATTTTTATGAACAAGGTAAAGCTGATGCTATAAAACAGTTAAATGCAGATTCAAAAAATATAAATATGGATCCGCGTAAAACTGGCACAGTTGAAACTGAAGGTGTAAAAATAAGAGCAATTTCAGGTGAAGATAGTTCAAAGTTAAAAATTAAACTTAGAAAATAACTTTAAAAAAATAAATAAAAATGGCAGTAATAACTCCAACGGGTGGTACCAATTTAAACGCGGTACCAGCTCCAGTTAAACAAACGCTAGCAACAAACTACCTATCATTTACAGGTGGTGCTAACGATTGGTCACAGCAGTACTTACCAGATTTATACGAAGCAGAAGTTGAAAGATATGGAGACAGATCTATCGCTAGCTTCTTAAGAATGGTAGGTGCAGAAATGCCTATGACTTCT